CTTGGAAGACGAAGACGAGACGACTATACTGACGGAACAGTTAGAATACCAGTTAAGTCCCCGTCTCCGTAACAAGGAGTAAAAAATTATGGCAATATCATCGGCAATTTGTAACAGCTTTAAACAAGAAATTTTAGTTGGTACTCACAACTTTACGGCATCATCTGGAGACTCTTTTAAATTAGCAATGTTTACTAGTTCAGCATCTTTAGGTGCTGGTACAACAGCTTACAGTACATCAAACGAAATATCAGGAACTGGATACACAGCTGGAGGACAAGCACTTACAAGTGTCACTCCTGTTTTAGATGGTTCAACAGCAGTTTGTGATTTTGCAGATATTAGTTTTACTTCTGCATCTTTTACAGCTAATGGTTGTTTAATATATAATGATGATCAATCTGATAAAGCAGTTTGTGTAGTAGCATTCGGCGGAGACAAAACTGTATCTAGCGGAACTTTCACAATTCAATTTCCAGCAGCAGCAGCTTCAACAGCTATAGTTCGTATAGCATAAGGAGTAAGTCCTTATGGCTAATACTTGGAACGAAGCCGGTACTACCTGGGGCACAAATCGTTGGGGTACAACCAACGAAATTACTCAAGGTTGGGGTGCTGATCTTTGGGGCAGCGGTGGTTCATGGGGACAAGCTAATGATGAGATAGTTTCTTTAACAGGATTATCAGCAACATCAGCATTAGGATCAATTACAGTAGTACGATTTCCTGGTTGGGGTACGTTAGACTGGGGTGAAAATGGTTGGGGTACTGTTGAGTCAGCAGTGCTTAATTTAACTGCTCCCACTGAAATGACTTCTAGTGTAGGAGCGATAACTCCTGCAGACGTAGTTGGATTAACTGGTCAAGGAGCAACAAGTTCTGTTGGAGAATTTACGTTTATTATATCTCCTACAATTACACCGACAGGTCAAGTAGCAACTGTTTCTGAAGGTCAATTTAATATAAATAATGGTGCAGATCATACTCAAGGTTTAACAACTTTAGTTGGGACAACTGCAGTTGGTTCTGTAACTTTGGGAATAGGTGTTCCTTTAACAGGAGTTGAAGCAACTTCTTCTGTAGGTGAACTTACAACAAGTGACGCACAAGTAACTGACTTAACTGGTATAGGAGCTACTTCTTCTGTAGGATCTATTGTAACTGGGATAGGAGTTCCTTTAACAGGAGTTTCTGCAACGGTTTCTGTAGGTACAATTTCACCAGCAGATGTTATGGGATTAACTGGACAAGAAGCAACTGCAGAAGTAGGCACAACAGGCTTTGGAACTATAGCATATAAAGATATTGACATAACAGGAATTACATCTTATACAGATGTAACGCACGTAGCTTAGGAGAAAAAATTATGGCATCAACTTATACACCTCTCGGTATAGAATTAATGGCAACCGGTGAAAACGCTGGTACATGGGGAACAAAAACTAACACAAATTTAAACATCATTGAGCAAATATCTGGTGGATTTACTACGCAATCAATAGCTGGTGGTGCACAAACTACGGCTCTTACAGTTTCTGATGGTTCAACAGGAGCTACTTTATCTCACAGAATGATAGAGTTTACAGGTACGATTACAGGAAATCAAATCGTAACAATACCTTTAGATGTTCAAACTTTTTATTTTTTAAGAAATTCAACTTCAGGAGCATACACAGTACAATTTAAATATGCATCTGGTTCAGGAGATTCGTTTACTTTTTCAGCAACTGACAAAGGTGATCAACTTGTGTTTGCTACAGCAAACGATGGAGTTAACCCAGATATTGATACATTAAGTTTTGGGGATGTTACTCTTGACGGAACACAGACTTTAACAAACAAAACTTTAACTAGTCCTAAAATTGGAACTTCAATTTTAGATACTAATGGAAACGAATTATTTTTACTAACAGCTACAGGTTCTGCAATTAATGAACTTACATTAGCGAACGCAGCGGCTGGAAACGATCCAAGTTTCGCAGCAACTGGTGGTGACACTAACATTGGTATGGAACTTAAAACAAAAGGTTCTGGTGTAATTAAAGCTGAAGATAGTGGGGGAAATGTTTCTGCTGTTAAAATAGCAGGTAAAGAAACTATATGGATTCCAGCTGCAGCTATGTACGCAGCGACAACTAATGGAGCTGATGCAGAACAAGTTGAAACAACAGCAACAAGACCTGATATGAAAGTATTTGATTTTGATGCTAGTACACAACAATATACACAATTTACAATAGCAATGCCTAAATCATGGAACGAAGGTACTTTAACTTACCAAGTTTATTGGGCACCTTCTACCACTAACACAGGAGATGCTATTTTTGGTTTACAAGGTGTTGCATGTGCCGATGGTGATACTATTGACGTTGCATTTGGAACAGCAATAGAAGTTACAGATGCAGGTATTGGAACAGTTGAAGATCAACAGATTACATCTGAAAGTAGTGCAATGACAGTTGCAGGTTCTCCTGCAGCAGGCGAGCAATCTTATTTTCAATTATTTAGAAAAGCTGCGGACGGTAGTGATACTTTTACTGGAGAATGTAGAGTTCTAGGTATCAAATTATTCTTTACTACTGATGCGGCTAACGATCTGTAAGGAATTTAAGTATGAGAGAATTAAAAAATAAACTTACCACAGGTAAGAACACAAAAAATATCCAAAGAAGAAAAGGTAAGTCATTCGGTTATCAAGTTTTAGGATTTGGTGCGGGTGATTCAAAAACTGTTATATCAATGGAATATTTAGTAATTGCTGGTGGTGGATCTGGTGGTCAATCATTTAACTCATATTGTGCAGGTGGTGGCGGAGCTGGTGGACGTTTAACGGCTACAGGTTTTGAATTGTTTGCAGGTGAGCCCTACACAGTTACAGTAGGAGCCGGTCAAGCTGGTTCATCACCTTCTTCAGGTACTCCTCTTGCACCTAATTCAGTTTTTGCTACAGTCACTGCTAATGGTGGAGGTAGAGGTGGTTTTGCTTCTTTTAACCCTTTAGCCGGAAACGGTGGTTCTGGTGGTGGTCAATCAGATAATAACGCTGGAACTGGTACTCCAGGACAAGGAAATGATGGTGGTTCTGGTAACCCAACCACTGGAGGTGGTGGTGGAGGTGGTGCTGGCGGTGCCGGTAGTAACGGTAGTGGTAACCCTTCATCAAGAGCTGGTGGAAATGGTGGAGCTGGTGCAGCAAATCCTATAACAGGATCTCCAGTTACAAGAGCTGGTGGAGGTGGTGGAGCATATGGTGGCTCTGGTGCTTCTGGTGGTGGAAATGATGGTGGACCAGGCGGTAATGGTCCTTCTGCAAACGGATTACCTGGATCAACAAACACTGGCGGTGGCGGCGGTGGCGGATCCGGAAATGGACCAGGTTCAGGACCTAACCAAGGAGGAAATGGTGGTTCTGGAATCATTATTGTAAAATATCCGGATACATTTACTATTTCAAATCCTGGTGGAGGTTTAAGTATTTCAACTCCAGGTGCAGCAGGTGGATTTAAAGTTTCTTCTATCACTGCTGGAACAGGAAATGTGGAGTGGAGTAAATAATATGGCACACTATGCATTTTTAGATGAAAACAATGTAGTAACAGAAGTTATTGTTGGTAAGGAAGAAAATGAAGACGGTATTGATTGGGAACATTACGGTAATTTTCGTGGACAAACTTGTAAAAGAACTTCATACAATACATTACATGGTATACATTATACACTTACTGTTAATAACGAAAATGGTAAAACAATTAGAAACGTATCAGCAGATCAATCAAAAGCATTTAGATTAAATTATGCAGGGATAGGTTTTACTTATGATGAAACATTAGATGGTTTTATAGAACCTAAACCATTTGATTCTTGGGTATTAGATGAATCAAAAGGTAAATATAATCCTCCTGTTGCTTATCCTGAAACTTATACACAAAACCTTACTGATCCAGAAACTAATGAACCAATGATCGATCTATATTTTTGGGACGAAGATACAACATCTTGGACTTTACAAACTGATTAAAATACTCTAATAGAGTATTAATGAAAGAAACAAGAATTAGTGGTATAATTAGAAAAATGAAAGAATCAAGAATTATTGGAATATTTCCAACACCTGTTTACATATCTCAATTAAATAGAAAACTAACATCATTAGAATTAAAGTTTGTAGAAAAAAATAAAAAAACATTAGTAAAAAATGCAGGTAATACTACGTCTACTAATAATTATATTTTAAATGAAAAACCATTTAAAAAATTAAAAAAAGAATTAGAATTAAGAGTCAACGATTATTTTCAAAAAGTAATATCCTCTAAAAATAATATTACACCTTACATCACACAATCTTGGGTTAACTATACTGAAAAAGATCAGTTTCATCATAAACATACACATTCTAATTCACTTATATCAGGAGTGTTTTATATTAATTGTCATAAATCATTAGATAAAATTACATTTTTTAATGAAACACATAAAACTATAAAACCTGAAGTTAAAAATTGGAATTTATTTAATTCTGAATCATGGTGGTTTCCAGTAACAACAGGAGATATTTTTTTATTTCCATCTTCTTTAGCTCATATGGTTGAAACTAAAGAAGGAGAAAATACTAGAATAAGTTTATCTTTTAATGTTTTTATCAAAGGAACTTTTGGTAGTAATCATGATTTAACAGAACTTATATTAGATTGATTATGAAAAAAAATTTAGATTTTTATATAAAAAGAATACCTAAATTTTTAAATAAAAACATTTGTAATAAAACCATAAAAGAAATTAAAAAATTAGAATGGAAACAACATACATTTTATAATGTAAACACTAACAAATCCCAAGGTATGTCTGGAGAACAAGAATTAGATGTATCAACGAATATAAGTAATGAAGGTATAGATTCAAAAATTATTATGGGAAAATTATGGTTAGCAATTGATAGTTATATAAAAGATTATAAATTTAATTGGTTTAATAGTTGGCAAGGTTATTCAAGAGTAAGGTTTAATCGTTATTCAAAAACTAAAAAAATGGCAGAACATTGTGATCACATACATTCTATGTTTGATGGTCAAATAAAAGGTGTACCTATTTTAAGTATTGTTGGAGTTTTAAATGATAACTACGAGGGAGGAGAATTTATAATGTTTAAAAATAAAAAGATTGAACTTTTAGCAGGAGACTTATTAATATTTCCTTCTAATTTTCTTTACCCTCATAAAGTAGATCCAGTTAAAAAAGGAACAAGATATTCTTATGTTTCTTGGGTGTATTAATGCATGCATACTTTAATAATCGATAATTTTTTATCAAAAAAAGAATGTAATTTTTTAATTAATTTTTATAAAAAAAATGAAAAGAAAGCTTCTCTTTTTCGTGATGTTTATCCTCTTAAATTAAATAAAAATGATTCTAAAATTAATTTCTTAACAGAAAAACTAGAAGAAACTTCTAAGTTATTTAATTGTCAAATTGATTGGTCAGAATTAGTAAAATGGCCTGTAAATTCTAAACAAGATTTACATTTTGATTTAGTAAGTGGTGAAACAACTCTTGCTTCAATAGTTTATTTAAATGAAGATTTTGAAGGTGGTCAAACTTACTATGAAGATACTACAACGATTAAACCTGTTTTAGGTAGAGGTTTATTTTTTAATGGTATTTTTTATAAGCATGGAGTAAAAAAAGTTGAGAAAAATACAAGGTACGTTGTGGCTACCTGGTATAAAAATACATAGTTTTAAATAATTGATATATAAATAAAAACAGATATAACACCTAATAAACAGGTTTTTATATGCTACAAAAATTAGGCTTTGCTCCAGGATTTAATAAACAAGTCACAGAAACCGGCGCTGAAGGGCAATGGTTTGATGGTGATAATGTTAGATTTAGATATGGTACACCTGAAAAAATAGGTGGTTGGACACAATTAGGACAGGATAAATTAACTGGTGCTGCCAGAGCTATTCATCATTTTGATGATAACGCAGGTATTAAATACGCAGCCATAGGAACTAACAGAATTTTATATGTATATTCAGGTGGAACTTATTACGATATACACCCAATTAGAACTACTTTAACAGGTGCTAGTTTTACAAGCACATCGTCTTCAACCACAGTTACTGTAACTTGTGGCACTAGCCATGGTTTGAACGACAATGATATTGTTATGTTTGATTCTGTCAGCGGTGTAACAGCAGTAGGTTCTACTTTTACAGATGCAACATTTGAAGACCAAAAATTTATGGTTACTTCAGCACCCACATCAACCACTTTTACAATTACAATGGATACTCAAGAAGCAGGAACTCCTTTGTCAACCAGTGGATCTGCTTCGGTTTTATGTTATTACACAGTGGGTCCATCTCAACAACTTGGTGGTTTTGGTTGGGGTACGGGTTTATGGTCTGGTGATGCTCCAGGAGCGGTGACGACAACTTTGGCCTCTACTATTAATGACACTGTAACTGATATTCCTTTAACTAGTTCAGCAGCGTTTCCATCATTTGGAGAAATTAGAATTGGATCAGAAGATATAAGTTTTGCTGCTAATAATACTACAACAAATATTTTAAGTGGTGGTGCAAGAGAAGTTAACGGTACCACTAAAGCAGGACACAGTGCCGGTGCAACTGTAACTAACATTTCTGATTTTTTTGGTTGGGGTGATGCATCTTCTACTGACTTTACAATTGATCCTGGTCTATGGATTCTTGATAACTACGGTACAAAATTAATTGCACTTATTTATAATGGTCCATGTTTTGAATGGGACGCAGCTGGTGCTGGTTCTACTTCTACAAGAGCAACGTTATTAGCGAATGCTCCTACTGCATCACGTCATGTATTAGTATCTACACCTGACAGACACTTAGTATTTTTTGGAACAGAAACAACCGTAGGCTCGGCATCAACTCAAGATGATATGTTTATTAGATTCTCAGATCAAGAAAATATTGATGGAACAGATGCGTATACAGTTAAAGCTGAAAACACTTCGGGCACTCAAAGACTTGCAGATGGTTCTAAAATCATGGGTGCTATAAAAGGTAGAGATGCAATATATGTGTGGACAGATACTGCATTGTTTCTTATGAAATTTGTAGGACAACCATTTACTTTCTCATTTGAACAAGTGGGCACTAACTGTGGATTATTTGGTAAGAATGCTTGTATTGAAGTTGATGGATCTGCTTACTGGATGTCAGAGAATGGTTTTTTTACATACGATGGTCAGTTAAGATCACTACCTTGTCTTGTTGAAGACCATGTTTACGATGATATAAATGCTACATCTAGAGACCTTATTAATGCAGGATTAAATAATTTGTTTGGTGAGATAAACTGGTTTTATTGTACAGCAGGATCCAATCAAATTAATAGAGTAGTTACATATAATTATTTAGACTCATCACCTAAACGTCCTATATGGACAACAGGAACTCTACCTAGAGCGGCGTGGCAGGATTCAGCTGTATTTGATAGACCACATGCAACATACTATAATCCTTCTGATGACGCCTCTTCAGATGTTATTGGTAATACGGACGGAAGTACTATATACTATAATCAGGAAACAGGGACCGATCAAATAAATGCTGGAGGTGCTGTGACTGCTGTAATTGGTACGATTACCTCTGGTGATTTTGATATTACCCAACGTAGAGGTACAACAGGACAAACAGTAGGAATGCCAGACCTTAGAGGAGACGGTGAATACATTATGAGGATTAGTAGATTTGTTCCAGACTTTATTAGTCAAACAGGAAGTACTGCAGTTAAATTTAAAACAAGATTATATCCTAACAGTAGTGAGACAACCACTTCTTTTACATGTGACTCTACTACAACTAAAAAAGACGTAAGAGTAAGAGCACGACAAATTGCATTAGAAATAGCTAACACAACTACTAATGAAGATTGGAAGTTAGGAACATTTAGATTAGATATACACCCAGGAGGAAGAAGATAATGGCTACTGACCGAGAGATACGAGAAGCAGGTTTTAAATATATTCCACGACAAGAATTTTTATTAAATCCTTTTAAAATACCTACTTTAGGGT